TCTACTACAGGCTTGAAAATGCCACCGATAATGTCTAGCCAGTTCATAAGTCACCTCAAGTTACTACGGGGGTCCAAGAAGAAAAGAAGTCCGGGGGTATATTCAAGGTCACTACTACCTCGTAGGTAACCCCCTCAACGAAACCGAATACAGGAAGAAAAGTACCACCGCTGTAGAACTCCCAAAGAGCAGTTTTAGCTGTGGGGTTATCAGGGTCATAGCCGAATGGATACGGGTAGGTAAACGAACCAGAACTACCCGCGTAGGTTTTGCCGAGCGCAGGAATAGAAATAGACTCCAAAATAGTCCTATCTACTGTGGAAGAAGTAAACCCCGAGATACAAAAATCACCGACTACATCATATAGTTGGTCATATATCGCAGTTATTTTAAGGCTACCAAGCTCTACAGGAGTAGGTGTAGTACTACCAGTATTTACATAGTAAGTATTATCTACGGCAAATCCTTTCATATCGTAGAGTAACGGGTCAATAGCCAATCCAGCCGTCATGTTAAACGTAATCTGCACCCGGACAACGCTGTTTTTCCAGATGCTAGTCTGTGCATCAACAACATCTAACCATGTCTGAGTGGTTGCTGTAGGTACTTCAGTCCAAGTATTAGACATGATTACCCTATACGTATAATGGCAGTCGTATAAGTTGTAGTTGGGAACTGCAGGGTAAAAGGCTTGGCAGTTGCGGTCTTGACTGCACCGAAGTTAAGTACAGCTACAGCTTTGCTACCCCGAGTTACGTTATATACCAGCGCCCCGGCAGCTGAGAATGTAGCCACGTCCCACAACACATCCTGAAACCCTACATAAGCCACCCCATTAGCTACAGCTGGAGTCCCAGTAACAACGAGTGCCTGCTTACCGCCAGCAGTATACCCAGCACCAGTAATTTCCCCGGCAGTCGTATACACCGTAGTACTAGCCCCCAACGTCGCAGTAGAGCTATACAAAGCTACGTAGAACACATCAGTGCTGAAGTTATGCACCGCTTGCAGAAGTTCCAACTTAAAACTATCTGTGAGGGTCTGAGTTATCATACTACTGGCACCCTAACTTGCCCTGACCGATACGCATCACGGCGGTCTTTACCATCCCCAAGCAACTTGAGAAGTCCAAGGGCTTCCTGATACTTAGCTTCATACGCAGCGGCTAGGTCAGTCTCTCCCTTGAGGTATGTGTATGCTTCCCGGACAGCCCCATAGAGAAGCACCATCTCGAAGTTAGTACCGAGCCAGCTGGTTCCTTTGTGTGTTGTGTTATCTAACACTGTGATTGACTGTGGGTAGTAATAGTAATGCAGCTCGACTTGATACGCTTGGTCCGGAGTGGGCCCCAATAACAGAGAGTCTTTGTCAAAAATAGCAGAGTACTGCGGCTCCCCTGTAGAAGCGGCGCTGGGGAATGACTCACGTATAAAGTTCACATCCTTATCGAGTAGATAAGAATAATTACCTGTACCGTCTATAACTGCTAACGAGAACGTAGCCAGCCAGTCTGTGGGCAGCGTTAAGTACTGAACCCCGGGGGTAAGTGTAGAAGTCTGGTTCCTACGTATCGCCGGTATCTGCACCGCATTGTAGATACGTTCCTCTGCTGCAATAACAAACGTGGGTATGTTATTTAAAAACGAAGGCTCTACAGTCTCACAGTAAGTCTGGATCGCATACCAGAGATTCTGCGGGTCAGTCAGATACGTAGAATAAGTACTGTAGTACACAGTTAATCCTCAGAGTCTAACAGGAACTTTCTACCCTTAGTTGCAGCGCCATACCCACGCATATCTGCATACCGCTTCTTCTTGGTACCAGACATGTACCTACCTTTCACCCGTACATCATCCAAGCCAGCATCGGCATCTGGATACCCAGTGTCCTTCTGATTACCCGGCTTAGCGGTATTAGGTTGAGGTTGCTTGTACTTCCCGATAGGGTTAGCAGTACTAGCGTCGAAAAACTCAAAGTCAGGTTTATTAGCCATTACTTGCCACCTTTCTGGTTTTTAGCACGGGCCAGATTGCGCCCTACTTGTTTCATAGCCTTTGAGGTAACCCCCTTGGCTTTATGATTCATAACCCCGTTGTAGTTTTTATCTACCGCAGGAACTGAGACATTTGGAGCAGATTTCACGTTACTCATAAACGAACCCTCTTAACCGATCACCACTGTACACGTCCCCACCACAGCGGAGGGGGTCAAACTATTTGGGGTGAGCCCTACATCAATACTTCTAGCCCCGCCTACCGGGTTCCAACCCCACTCGATAACTCTACTACCACCAGCCCCGCTAGGCACGACATTTCCTGCGGTGTTAGTAGTGAACCCGGGGGCCAAGTAGCTGATATCAGGTCTGGGCTCCATAACCGCTTGTGGGTCATTAACCGGGAACATACCGATCTGCAGCTGAGGTTGGTCCGGCTCCCAGCATTGCGGGCAGACTTTAATGTTGGTTACCTTAGTCTTGATAACCAGCTTGCGTAGCTCAGTCAGCTTATAACGAAACCCACACCGATCACATTCGGCAATGGAGTTCTTAGCAGAGGAAAACCTGCTTGCCATGCATCACCTGTACCCTACGAACATATGCCGTGGGACAAACCGTACCGCAGCTTTCTCCCTGTCCTCATCTGCAGCAAGTTGCAGCTGTTGTTCATACTCAGCTTTCAATCCCTGTGAACGCGCCTCGGCACCGGGTATCTTCATAGACAGGTAGAAGGCCAACCCCGATACCATAGCCGGCAGGAAACGGAATGGGATATCCTGCCCATTAACCCCGTTACCAACTTCGTAAATACGCCGTAAACGCCAGTAATAGAACGTATACGTAGTACTCGGGTCTGGCACAGGCCACACCTTGATCTCAGGGTACTGCACAGAACCATCTGCGTTAACGGCACCGGACTGCCTGTTGACCCACACCTGTAAAGGTCTCCCCGTAGCAGTCTTGTTGGGGATATTTGAGTAATCGCTACCTGATATACGGGTGATACTTATGTCCTGCTGAGTTGTACCAGAACCAGTGCGGATAACGTGGTCTAGCAAGTCCACCGTGTCTGCCGGGAGGGTATATAGGCTCTGCCCAGATACCAACGTGATAGACCCTTCCTCTACTGTCCATAGGTTGAGTCCACGGTTAGCCCACTCCAGTACAAGCAGATTCAATGACCGCCGCGCAGTGCGCAGGTCATATCCGCTACGCATCTCAGTACCGCAACGCTCGAAGGCTTCTTCAGCAATGTTGTTGAAGTCGAGGTTGAACGTCGTGGTGTTTGTGGTTTTGGCGACCATCACTTGAGCTCGTTTTACGCTTCAGTAGTGGGTGGGGTAGATTCGGGGGCTGGGGGCTGAGACTGAGCAACTAGCTGGTTTTGTAAACTAATAGCAAAGTCATCCAGAGATGCCTTCGCAAGATTCAAGATAGCGCTAAGTTTATTTACATCAGCCTGAGTCAGTGTGATGTTATATGTCATGATTAAATCCAAGTTGGGATATATCGTGTAGTGCCGTTATCGTTAATTGCAATCCATTTGTTAGGTGCTGCTGCTGTATTTGGCCCAGCAGAGCCTAGTGTAGGACTTCCAGTGCCAGTATAGCCAGTCAACGAAGTTGCAGTTTTCAACAATGTCGCTGCGCTGCCGAGAGTAAGTGTAACACCCGTAGCATCAGCCTTCACGCTAGAAGTAGCACCTACCAATGAAGTACTGGAGGCTAATGCATTACCAAAGACGCCAGCTCCGGTTCTATGTATATCAATATACGAAGCTGGAGACGACGCATTAGAGTCAAAAAGCTGCAAGTATATATGATTCCCAGAACCATCATTGTTAGAGACAGTCCATCTTGCGCTAAGAGGGGAACCGCCAGCGTAATTACCAGCGTAATGGTCAATTCGAGATGTTCCGAAAATACCACCTACCAAATTTAACACCAAATCGTTGTTTGGCCTCTTAGTTATGGATAAGTTCTGTGTCCCTGAGCCTAACGCCGTAGGAACCGCAAATGTATATTCACCCGGTTTAAATCTAGCGCATAAATTAGATGGGTCTCCGGGAGATGAGCCTACAATTGGCAGCTCAAAAGTAAATCCTTGGTTAGACACAGTACTTACAGTTGCTGTACCTCCAGAATCAAACATCGGCATGATTCTAAATTTAGCATTCGTAAGCGCAGAGAAATTAGTGGAATTAAGAGGGATAACGAATGAGGTATCAGAATCGTATATCGCATAAAATGTCTTTGGAGACCCGCCTGAGTTAAATAACGCTGCAGCCCAGTCAGGAGGGTATGAAACAGAAGGGTCTTCTGCTGTGGTAATGAACTCAATCAGTACCTGCCCAGACGTAACTCCATTTCCAAGCAGCCCAACACTGTTCCCGGCAGCTACAAGAAACGTAGTTGGGTTATTTGAAATAACCTGAATGATCGGCCTTCTTACCGCTGATTTTATTGCAGACGCTTTATCGACAGTTGTTTGATCCCACCGGCAGTTAATAAGTGCGCCTGAACTAAGGTCAGTTGCGTTCATAATCCTGAACCATTCCATATCAGGTCGCATAATCTGATACGAATCGCCAGATGCTTGGTTATCAATTACATCAGTAGTAACGCTGTTTGGAGTGTTGCTTAATATTTTCTTGGTTGTGCTTCTTGTGATGTTATACAGGTTGTAACCAACAAGCTCCCCAGTCGTCCATACTGACGCTCCCGTTCTACTTGAGTCTACCAAAGTAGTTGTAGTTGTTCCCGGTGTCGCCGTAGAACTCATAACGCTTCTTTCGTAGTGAGATTCAAACTGAAACCCGAAACAAAACGGATCAACAGTTGGCTGCATGATCTGAGTGCCGCCGCCGGTAATGTTGTATCCGATATTTGTTACCACATCGTCGTTAATTTGATGTGGGAATTGGGAGGTAATAAGATTGATGTAGAAACCACCAGAGTTAGAATTAGCTCCAGTTTGCGACTGAGGAAGAATTGGCAAGTATCTGCCATTCAATGAGTTATTTTGTAACCCAGAGTTTGTAGTCCAGCTTACACCGTTGCTGGTAGCCCAGCCTTGATCTGTAGTCCAAAAAGCGACCCCCGCCCTAATACTAGACGCAGCAGGTAAAGTCGCATAGGTATAAGTTGGACCATAAAATCCATTGGCTG